GCCGCAGCCTTGGCAACCGCGATGAGGCACGCTTGGTCGAACATCTTCGCCAGCTCGATACCATCCAGCTCAGCGACTTCTTTACGCATCGCCAGATCCGAGGTCCACTCGTCTTGGTTGTCGAACTGGTGGCGGAGGTACAACAGGGTATCAACCGTCAGGTTCCACTTGTCGTTCGCCACTCGGGAGATCACCAGATCCTCACCGGACTTACGACCGCCGACCTTCACGTTACCGATGCGATCCAGACGGGCCACGTTGGTGCCGCGCAGGGTGCGGATGTTCATCAGTGGGGCGAACTTCGAGGTGTAGGCGAACGCCTTGTCCACGATGCCGAGGTGTTCTTCGAGGTGGATGGAGACATCAGCGTTGGCACCAGCCCAGTGTGGACGAGACAGATCATTCAGGAAGGACATTTGCTTCTCCTATTCAAATGCCGCCGCAGGTTATCCTACGGCGGGTTGTAGCTTATCGGCCTTGTTTCATGCCCGCTGCGCGCTGAGCACGCAATGTTTCGTACGCCGAATCCGGGGCGTTGCGGGGGAGGTTGGCAAGTGCGCCACGGTACTCCTCCATCGACATCCCAGTCACGGTGCCCGGTGCGCCCAAAGGCTGGACACCCGGCTGAACCACGCCGCCAGTGCTCGCAGCGAACTGAACCAGCTGCTTCGCTGCGTACAGCATCTGCGACTTGTTCATGCTGTCGAACATACCGCCAATGGCAGCCTTGGTCTCAGCGTCAGCGTGCTGATTGAACAGCGCAACTGCCTGATCCCATTGACCAGCGTCACCGGCCACAGCGCGGCACTCAGCGAACATGTTCTCACGAGTGGTCGCTGCGAACTGGATGCTGGACTCAGCCACCTTGATCATCTGATCAGCTTGGGCCTGACCGACCTTCTCGACCAGATACGCTCGGTCGATGAATCGTGCATCCAGCTCATCTGCTGCGTTCCCGAAGGCACGCTGCACATCCAAGTCAGCCGCAGTTGCAGCAGCTTCAAGGTACGCGATACCCGGAGCTAGCATTGGGTCGGCACCCAGAGCGCCAGCCAGATCCGCTACGCCAGTCGGTGCCGTCGGCTTAGGGGCCTCGGGTACAACCGGTGGAGTTGGTAGGACTGGTGCTGGTGCGACGGGCTGCGCCGTTACAGGTGCAGGCGGCGCCAGTGTCTGCAACATCGGGTTAGGATGATGCACCGGAGCGGGTGGTTCCTGACCTGTGGGAAGCACCGGGGCAGGTTGGACGAACTGCTGCTGGTACTGCTCCTGAGTCACACGCGGTGTCGGGTTCGGCATGTTAATCACGCTGGTCCCGGCAGGTGTGTTCGGTACTTGTGGGACGGAAGCCCCGCCGCCGAGACCCGGGGGAAGTTGTTGATCGTTACCAGCCATTAAAGTTCTCCGATTGTTGAGGATACATCACCTGCGTTCTGAACCAACTGCTGTTGCGCAGATTGGGCCTGCTGTGCAGCCTGCTCCATCTGATCCGCCTCAGCCTTCATTTCTTCAGGTGATTGGAACAACTCAGACGAGTCCACGCTGTACGCTGCCAGCACCATATCCACCATCTTCGACACAGAGAACCGGCGATCCACCTGCTTGAGTGCAGGTACGAATCCGGCGATCACTTGTGCCGCGTTGATGAGGTTCTGCACAGCCATGCTGCGGGACAGGGCAGGGATGCCTGTCTGAATCGTGGGTTTGTGTGTCTTGTTAACCAGCCCCTCAAGGAGCCGCACAGACACTTCAGCAAGACAGACATACGCCAGTGGGCCTTGGAACCCCTCTGCCAGCAGCGAGTACACGCCGCCCAGAGTGGCCTCAGCCTCCGATGCAATCTGCCGGATCTCCTCCGCAGTCACACGCTCTGCATCCCGAGTGTTCCCGGTGTACATGAACGCCTGACTCAATCGCTGCACAACAGCTGACAGGGATTGGTTCACGGCATTGATCTTGTTGTAGTCGCCTCGCTCGTACGCCGTTACAGCGTTCACGCCGCCCGGTACATAGTCGCCAGTCTCGGCGTCTTGGTAGTCATCGACCACCGCGCCTGCCTGCTCGTTCACCACGTTCAGGATGTCCAGCGACTCCAGCTCGTACAGCCCCAGACGCTCAGAGAGCAGGGACAGCTTAGCGAAGTCGCCGCAGTGGTCCTCAACGTGGCCCCGACCGTAGTGCTCGCCATCAGCGAGGTTCCACGTAGGGCAGATGTACGGGCAGAGGTGCTCCGGCCAGCTACCGCCCTTGCCGACAGTAACACCGTCGATCTCGTGCGTACTGGTGCAGGTGTCGTACACGCTGCCTTTGGAGCGCTTCAGGTGGGTGTACAGGTCGAGCATCGTGTCAGGCTTAACGTTCTTACCAGCCATGCGCAGGGACTCGATGTAGTCGAGATCCAGATCGCACGCCTTGAACTTCTGCTTCAACACAATCTCTTGCCAGTTACCCACCGGGTCGCGGCGTACAACATAGCTGTGCATACTCCAGCACACGACCGTGGCCTTAGCCGAGTCGCGGTACAGGAGAGCGTTGCCTGTGATGATCAAGAGCTTGACCACACGGGTTAGCTTCGCCAGACTGGCGTTCATAAACAGTCGCTGTGTTGCCTTGCGGTCCAGCTGTGCCAGTGCAGCCTGAACCTCACCATCCTCGACATCATCACCCTCTGCCGCTGCCTTGATGGCGTCGGTGAGTTCGGATCTGAAGAACGGGATACCTGTGGGGAACAGGGACTGCACCAGCTTAGCTGCGAGGTTGTTCGTGAGCACGGCCCCAACTGATTGGAAGTCGTGCTCAATATCTGCGTGGTCGCCTTGCAGCGGGTCCCGCATGATGTACGGTAGGGTCATCTTCGCAAATTCCTCAGCCCTTGTAATGGCTGCCGGGTTGCGGAGTTTCTCCCACTGCTGTGCCGCAGTTAGCTGACGCATAAGCCCTCCTCAGTAATTGATGCCGAGGGAGCTGGATGCGCTGCCACCCGCCCCACGCTTCTTGCGCCGGGAGCCTGTGCCTGCTGCATCTGCGGTGCCGCCCAATTCAACTTGAGCCACGTTATCGGTGCCCAGATCAACACCCATGTTCTGGGCGAATGTCTGGGCTTGGTTCTCTCGGGCTAGGTTCGCCGCGTCCAGCTCGCCTTGAGCGGCCTTTGCGCCAGTGAAATCCGTGCCGAGGAATTGGTCCGCCATTGGATCGACGAACTGGTTCAACGTACCAGCGCCGAGCGGGTCCACCTTCTCGGTGAACTTCTTAATCTTGCCGACCAGTTTCTTTGCCTTCTTGCCCATGCCGCACCTCTCGATATGTCAGGGTGTACTTCCCCACACCAGTGCGGTGGGTGTAGCACACGTTCTTAATACCGGCCCAGCCAGCCTGCCGTAGCAGCTCGCGGACAAAGTAGCGGCCTAAGCGCTTGTTGCGGTACGCAGGGAGCACGTACTGCCATTGCAGGCTAAGACACGGGCCGACGTGTTGATCGTCGTCCAGCACGATCACAGCCCCACCAACAACGACTCCGTTGTCAGTGCAGACTATTTCAGTCCTGTCGAATTCTGACAGGCTTGTGACCACACGATGTACATCCTCGCGGTAGTCTTTGGATTGACGCAGCTCCGGGAATTCCAGCACTGCGGGAAGTGCGAGTACAGCCACACGGCCTAGCTCGCCCTCTGTCCGGTTATGCAGTTCGATGTTCATAGTTGCACCGTCGCCATAGCCCGTGTACGGGCCTTGATTGCCATGATAAGCTCTCGCTTGCCCGCTACGTTCTGGATATGCTCCATCGTCGTCTCAGGCGTAATCAGGGGTTCTGGGAAGGTGTTCTCCAACCAAGCTACCTGCTCGGGGGTGAAGTACACAGGTTGAGCCGCACTCTTGCCTGTTCTACCATTAAGGGAGACATTATCGAGAGAGGGTGCTTTTGGTCGCAATCGAGCCATTTCTTATACTCCACCTATAAGGGAGACATAATAGAGATCCTTCTCTTATATACCTAATAGTTATATTAATAGAGATACTTATACCTCTGGTTCCACCTCAACCGCTTCGCTTTCGGCTTCACCTATTAGGGAGACATAATCGTCAGCAGAAGAATGCCCACGATTTACGAACTTCACTCAAGTCGAAATCACCACGAGGTAGTAGTGGTACGTCAAGTCCTAAATGATCCCTTAGCTCCTGTAGCCAGTCAGCACGCTCATACATCTCCACGAACTCCTCACGCAGCGAGTACTGCATGAAGTCCACATCACATGGGTGTGTG